CTGGAGTATGATAAGTTCAAGATCGGAACGTAGTGGGTTCGTTTTCTGCGGGGAACAACTCCAGTACGTTTATGATGATTTTTAACTCACGGGTTTCAAGTAACAGGGTGTTTGTAACAACTAATGGTGGTCAGTCTTTTGTCACATACAGTTGGACGCCCGCCGCAACTTTAAACAGTTCGTACTACCAATGCCCCGGCGACTACGACTCCGCAAACTCTCGGTGGTGTTTTGTTTACGGTACGACGGCTGGTTGGTACGCCGCGGTTTCTACAAACAACGGCGCCACTTGGACACACAATTTAATTCAATCAGCCGCCTCAGATGAGGTTCAGATGAACATTGTCTTTTTAGGTAATGTTTGGTATGTCTTTGGGTCAATTGGTATTTGGAAATCTACAGATGCCGCCACTTGGACTAATATTTCAACAACTAGTACTGTTGTTAGCTATGTTCAGCCCTATATGGAACTTACTGACTATGTAATGATTGGCACTGTTGTCATTAAAAAATCAGACTTTTCAACTACAGTATTTAACCCAGCAGAGATTATTTCAAATCAGCAAGGGTATGCAAAAAACCTTCAAATGTATTTAGGTTCAGACGCTATTATGCAAGTTCAGGGACAGTACACAACCTTCCCATTGCTTGTAACGTCAGCCACGGCTGGTACAGCAAATCTCTATAGCCCATACCCTTACACGCAACAACAACAAGGTTTAGGCGGTACATTCCCCATTAATATTGAGTATTGGAGAATCAAATGACAATTCAAATTGCGTCATCATCATTCATCATTGATAGTAGCAAGTTTCCCCCAGCCGCAACACCAGAAGCGGCTCAAGATTTGCTTGCAAAATTTACTGCTGATCTTGAAGCGGATAAGTTTGACCAAGCAGACGAATCGTTTGATGGGTATGAGCTTTACGTTAAAGAAGTGATTAGGACAAACAGGAAGCACCCACCGTTTCCTGTTTACCCAAAGTACAAAGCTGTTTAAGCCATGAAGCTACTTCTTGATCTTGATCTTGTAAACCAAGTGCTTGGTTATCTTGGGACGCGCCCCTATCAAGAGGTGTATTCCTTGATCCAATCAATTCAAGAAGCCGCTAAACCACCCGCAGCGCCTGAACCCGACTTAACGGCGGATTAGTATGCGGGACTGGGTTCCGGCAATTATCATTGGTTTCTGTATAGGGGCTTTTGTAGTCTTCGGCACGCACGTGCTTGTATGGAGTTGGATGTGATAAATGCGTTGGCTCATCCTGTTACTGTTATTGGGGCTAGTTGGAGCCGTAGCCAAGAATGGCTGTCATGTGCGCGAGTTCTATGGGATTGGCTACACGGTTCACGATCCAACCCAGCGGCACAAAGAGATGATGGCGTGGCTAGATCAGAACGCAGGTCATTGCAAGTCAACAGAATACGTGGTTATTTGGAACAACCTGTCCGAGTGGGCGGGTACGGCAGACTCCACTTGGCTGCGTAACAAAGTTGTTCATGGATACAAAGATGCACTTGAACGGGAGAAGAAATGATTGATGTACTAGAAATACTGCTTTGGTTGGCAGTGCCTATGAACTACATCTATTGGATCTTTATTCACAATGATTCCGCCGCTAAACAAATGGTATCCAATGGTTCAGCCGGGTGGCGAGCCAACTAAAACGGATGCGCTAGAACGCAGAGCAGAGCGCTTACAAGAAGAATATGCACAAGCGCTGAAGATGAAAAAAATGAAGGACAAGATTGATGATGTTGAGTTTGAGTTGTACGTAAAGAAGGCAGAACGCAACCAACTTAGCCTTGAGATATTTAATAACCGTAAGCTGGATATTTATGTATGACCAGAAAGCCGATACCCAGACCCAAGAAGCCATCGCCGGACACAAGGGACAAGCTGACGCTGTACGTCACGCTCATGGTAAGCACAACCCTGTGCATCTCTGTTTTGGCTATGGTAATCAGCTTTATGCTTGGCCTTTGGGCCAAAGAAGTGGACAACGCAGAAATCTTCAAGATGATTTCACCCGCTTTTTCTACACTTATCGGCGGCATGATTGGGTTCCTATCTGGTATCAAACTCATGCAGAATGACGAAAAAAAGGATCACAAATGTTAGACATATTAAGTGGCGGTATTTTGGGTTCGGTGTTTGGTGGTTTGTTCCGTATGGCCCCCGAGGTGCTGAAGTTCTTTGATAAGAAGAACGAGCGCCAGCACGAATTGGCAATGTTCAAAAACCAGTGCGAACTGGAGGCCCAGCGTGGTCAGATGAAATTGGCCGAGATTGGCGCACAGCGGGAAGCCGCTATGGACGTTGGAGTTATGGATGCGTTTAACAACGCCATCACCCAACAAGCCGAGATGGTCAAAGCCGCAGGCGGTTGGGTTGCTAGTCTGTCAGCTTCCGTCCGTCCGGTCGTAACGTACTGGGTGCTGTTTGTTTGGTCTTTCATCCATGTTTGGTTTGCATGGAACGCATGGCTTGCCGGTGCGCCAGCCACTGAAGTGTTTAAAACCATGATGACACCTGACTTCTCAGCCTTGTTGTCTGGGACAATTAACTATTGGTTTCTTGATCGTACTTTAAAGCAAAGGGGTATTTAAATGGCACACGCAAACAACTGTTTAGTTCACGAAGACGGCCCATGTGATTGTGGGTTTGAGGAAATCTTAGAAGACGAAGCTGCAGAGATTGCCGCTGAAGAGCTTAACGAAGAATGAACCTAGAACTAGCCGCCAGTCTGTGCCGTCAGTTTGAGGGCTACCGCGCCAAGCCGTATTTATGTCCGGCTGGCGTGGCTACGATTGGCTATGGCTCTACCTACTACGCAGATAAACGTAAGGTAACTTTGGAAGACGCTCCGATGGATGAACCCACGGCTAGAGCACTTTTGATGATTGAACTGGAGCATACGTACTTACCCGGTGTTTTGCGTAACTGCCCCGGCCTGATTACTGACGTTCGTAAGTGCAATGCCATTGTAGATTTTTGTTATAACTTGGGCACAGGGCGCTTGCAGACTTCTACGTTAAAGAGGAAAATCAATGCCAATGATTGGGAAGGAGCAAAAGAACAACTGATGCTCTGGACTAAAGGTGGCGGCAAGGTTTTGCCGGGTCTGTTAAAACGCCGCACGGCTGAGTGCGCTTTGTTGGATTAAGCGATGGCACTTAAAAAACTTGTATTGAAGCCGGGAGTTAACCGGGAAAATACCCGCTATACAAACGAAAATGGCTGGTATGAGTCCGACAAAGTGCGATTCCGCCAAGGCACACCTGAAAAAATCGGTGGTTGGGCGCGTATCTCCGTGTCTACATTCCAAGGTCTGTGCCGGTCGCTGTGGAACTGGATCACGCTAGACAACTTAAACTTAATCGGAGTGGGTACTAACCTTAAGTTTTACCTTGAACTAGGCGGTCAGTACAACGACATTACGCCTATCCGAGCAGCGGCCATCCTTAGTAATCCGTTTGCCACAACCAATCTACTGACTCTAGTTACCGTTACAGACGCAGCGCACGGCGCAATTACCAACGATTTTGTAACCTTTAGCAACGTAGCTCCTGTAGGCGGCCTTGATTTAAACGGTGAGTTTTCCATCACCTATGTGGATGCCAACACCTACACCATCGTAGCTCCTACGGCGGCAACCTCCACTGTGGCGGCTGGCGGCGGCACAACTGTTAATGCTGTCTATCAAATTAACGTAGGTGACCCATACGAGATTCCACTAGCTGGCTGGGGTGCTGGTACATGGGGCGCAGGCACTTGGGGCTTTGGCGGTACGTCTACCTCTGCTCTGCGTCTTTGGAGCCAAAACAACTTTGGTGAAGATTTGGTATATGGCTACCGTGGTGGCCCAATCTATTATTGGGATGCTGGTTATGGCGTAGACCCTTCCTTGGCTACGATCACAATTGCTTCTCCTGCGGTAGTTACTGCGGCTTTTAGTTTGCCAAATGGCTCTCCAGTCATCCTTACAAACAGCGGTTATCCGTCTGCATTACCTACAGGCTTGTCCCCCGGAACGATTTACTACGTCATTAACTCTAGTGGTAATACATTTAACTTAGCTTTAACGGTAGGCGGCGCGGCTATTACGACTTCCGGAACCCAGTCTGGCGACCACTACATCATGCCTAATGGTGTAAACATTACCAGCCTGTCGGGAGCTTCTGACGCTCCAATCATTCAGAACTATATCTATGTATCTGACGTAAGCCGGTTTGTGTTTGCATTTGGCTGTAATGACTATAGTTCTACAGTACAGAGTCCTATGTTAATCCGATGGTCGTATCAGGAGTCTTTGGTTAACTGGACACCCTCCGCAACTAATCAGGCTGGTAGCGTTACTTTGTCGCATGGTTCAAGCATTGTGACTGCACCGTGAGCCGCATCAGTAACAGTAACTAGGGTGAGTAGGTTGGTTGTTGCAAACGGATTACTAAGGATTGCCGCAGACCGAATGGGCGTAATGTCGTTGTAGTTACCGCCCAGTTCAAGGTAAAACTTTAAGTTAGTGCCTACACCGATCAGGTTTAAGTTATCTAGCGTGATCCAGTTCCATAAAGAACGGCACAGACCTTGGAATGTAGACACAGAGATGCGTGCCCAGCCACCAATCTTTTCAGGCGTACCTTGACGGAAACGAAATTTGGCGGACTCATTACACC